GACACCGTCTGAATTTGCAGCGGGCTGGAGAAAGGGTCATTCTGAGAATGAAGATTCCGACGTTACTAACTGAGTGTTGTATCTAATCGTGGGGGCAGGTCACCTTGGTTGTTCTTAGCATCACTTGCTGCTTTAGCTCTGATGTGAGCAATTTCACCTTCGACCTGCTTTAACTGAACTGCGGCCTGCGCACGACGAGTCTGGAATACGGAGTCTGTCTCATACCAACGCTGACCATCTTTAAGCTCGGAGTTTAATTCTTGCTGTAGCTTGATAAGCTTCGGCATTCTGGAAGAATCACCGACATTTTTATTGTAGTAATTAAGGTTATCAGCAACACTTTGCATCAACCCCGCCAGGGTCGAGGTCAAGCCAATCGCCTGATTGATGTCGTTAATGGCGTTTTTAAATGCTACGTCCAGACTATTTTTCGCCCTGTCGATATTGACAGGCATCTTGTCGAACTCTTCGTTAACAGACTGGGATTGTTTTTGAATAGCGTTAAGGGCATCTTCAGCCGTTAACTTGCCCTCCAGCATTCTCTTGCGGAGATCACCAATCGATATTCCAAGTCCAGACGCAATCTGGCGAGCAAGCTCTGGCATTTGCTCAAGGATGGAGTTGAACTCTTCGGCTCGTACAGTGCCGCCGGCGATTGACTGCCCGAACTGGCGAAGTGCGTTAGCCATTTCCTCAGAGGATGAACCGCCTATGGTGCCTATCTTTTGAAGCGTAGAAGTAAGACCAAGGATCTGGGAGTTTGTTGCTCCTGCGCTTTTTAATGCTGTGGTTAGTGATTCCCACAAACGCTCTGTTTCGGAAAGGCTGTTACCTGTTTGCGAGGCAATAGCGGAAAGAGCTGACATCGTCTCTTTCGCTGTATCAATACTTGGACTAAGCCTGGTGATCCTGGCCTGCAAGGTGGCCATCTCATCACCAATCGCAATGAGCTTTTTGGCTGCATCGATGGTGAAAGCTGCGGCAATCGCCACCCCGACCTTATTGAGCGCGCCCTCAAAACGTCCTACAGACCGAGAGGTTGAATCAAACTTACCCTCCATCTGGTCTAAACGTTTATTTACCTGCTTCTGAGCCTGAATAAGGCCTGCAACATTAGCCTCAATGTCGTAATAAATCTCACCCGCTTTTTCAGCCATCATTAGCTCCGGCAATAAAAAACCCGCCGAAGCGGGTTAACTTTTTCTTTTTGAAGGCTTTTCGCGCTCAATCATTTCTTGCCAACGGCGATCGTCATCGTCCATAACCGCGTCATACTCTTCCCTGGTGAAGCCTTTCTGGTCAGGGTATTTGGCGTTAAGCATCATGGCGAATTCGGTCATGGTAAGGTTTTCAGCCTCTTCCCTGCTGATCCCGAAATGGTTGCGCGCCGCCATGATGTATTCAGTCGCATGAAACTCCGGCGTCGTTTCCTTGCTTTCGTGCTTCTGCAACTTACGAACCTTCGCCCGTCCGATAACGCCATGCATGATCAGTGACTGAGCTATCAGAATCAGGTTCTCAGGCGGAAGCGCGCCGCGGTGCCATACGAATGTGCGCCTGCCAGTACGTGATGGCTCATGCCAGCCTGTCAGCTCTGAAACGTCCTCGTCACAGCAGGATTGGATGACATTAATGGCCGAGAGAAGCGCCTCACGCACAAACGCGGCAGAGCCTGCTGCATCAAGTGCCCACCGAGGCAGGGAAACATCGCCGAAGTAATGAGCGTAAAATCTGCGCTGATGCTCTGGTATCGCACTGTGAATCTCTCGCGCCGCTTCAAGCATTTTCGCCACGTCGTCATTAAACAGCGCATAGAAAGTTCGGACGATATGCTCTGGCTCGCCGATCCGCGTCATATTACGGAAAGATGGTCGGAAGAAGTATTCACGGCCGCCAGCACCAATCAGGCACTCGCCAATCTCTTTCAAAGGTGTCATATCGCTCTCCATAACCAGTATCAAGGGCAGCACGCCGCCCTTTGTAGTGATTACGGCGCGGCAGTCACGGTAACTGCACAGGTGTCGGTGAAATCACCGTCAGCAGTGGTAGCCGTAATAGTCGCGGTGCCCTCGGCAACTGCTGTCACCAGGCCGGTTGAACTGACAGTGGCGATGGATGGCGCCGAAGTCGTCCAGGTGATCGCCTTATTAGTTGCATCGGTTGGCTGAACCGCGCCGCTGAGTTGCTGGGTTGCTCCAACGACCAGAGAAGCAGTTGCAGGAGTTACTTCAATGCCAGTGGCCGCGATAGAATCAGCGACTTCAAACACGACAGTGTCGGCGTCGTAGACCTTCCACTCGCCGGAGAAAGTGGAGATATCGTTGGTACCGAAGTCACCAGACCATGAAGTGGTGTTCATGTAGCCCTGGATATAAGTACCGGCGTTCTCACCAGCAAAGTCGAACCGCACCCACAGGTTAGGCTGACGGCCTGCCTGCACTTCGTCAAAGATGTACTTCGACAGACGCCACGCGCCGATCTCGTTATCTTTATCAGACTTGCGAAACTCCCCTTCGCCGGAGATCGTCAGATCCATGTTGTTGACCAGGTTCTCCACCAGCCCTTTAGCATCATCTGCCTCGGAGTTGATGGTATTCATCGAATAGTCGATGCCCTTGGTCGTCATAGCGCCGAGACGCTTCCACTCGGAAAGCGCTGGCACTGCGTCGGGGCAGCCAAAGGCCATGCGTAGCACAGCTACTTTCCCGATCAGCTTGCCAAAATCATTAGCACAGCCTTGCATGTGTACCTCTCAAATAAAAAAGGCCGCCGGATGGCAGCCTGATGGGTTGATGATTGGGTTATTCGCCGTAGACGCACATGAACTGGAGTCGGAAGACCAGGCGGCCCTCTTCGGTCAGAATAGGTGGTGGCATATTTCCGAGGTTTTGAATAAGGCCAAGGCATTCGTCGGTAATGTCGTTCTGTTCGACATAATTGATAATTTCCTGAGCTTTCTCAGCGGCTGCGCGGCGTTTATCCTTGGCGGAAATGACATCCACCAGCACGTAGTGGTCCGATCCGAGGTCATTTCGAATGTCGGTACCGCCGTTAGGCCGGAACACGATGAATGCGTCGGTTAACTTCGTTGTGTCGTCCCATGCCAGCAACTGAACAATGAAGCCAGTGGTAAGCCCGGCATCAACGAAGTAGTTACGCACGCGCTCATACATGGCAGGTGTCATACTGAAAGCTCCTTGCGCATTACGGCATCAATCTGGCTGCGGGTGTCTTCAAAGCCTTTAGTGAGGAACTCTTTCTGCGCGGTGGCGCGGCGGAAGGTTTGAGGAACATTCGGATCGTGAACGAACACAGCGTAGTTCGCGGTGTAACCCACCCGTCCTGTCAGCCTAACGCCGTTGTTTATCAACTCACGATACTGGCTATTAAGCAGAGTCGAGGTGTCGATCGGAGTATATAGCGCGGCCTGGGAGCTGCCGATAATCATTGCTGACTGTAGCGCCCTGACGACCTTGCGCCCTTTGACGTCGTTTATGATGCGGTTGAGCCCGGCTTTCGACTGCTTAACACCGCGCACTTTGATGCCCATGGCTACACTCCCGTCAGGATGGCGTAATCATCCGCAAGGCGCTCGAACGTATCGGCATAGCGTATAACCTGCCGCACCTCGTCGGCACCGGCCACAACCGGGTCGGATTCGGTCGAAACGCCAATCAGCAGATAATCACCCGCGGCCACCAGCGCAAACTCCGTCCAGATGGTATTCTTCACGACGATTTCAACCCCCAGACTGGCTAACTTCTTGCTGAGCCCGCCCTCGTAATCGCAGAGGATTTGCTCAGGTTCCGCATAGCCCAGCGGATCGCCGTATTCGTCATTACCTTCCAGCTTGCGCCAGATGGTCGCCGTGGCGGTGTATGACCAGTTCGCAACGCTAGACATCTCTCCCCCTCAAAGCTCTGGTAGCGGCACCGTCATACCGGCCATGCTATGCGTACAGTCATTCAGATATTGAATCTGCCCATCCGTCACAAATGAATGGCAGGTAAACGGCTTGTCTTTCGTGGCGTCGCCAAACTCCTCCGGGTCATCGCTGGGCGTGAAGCCAGTAACCAAAACGCTTGGAGTCAGCGTCGGCTTATCAACGCTTCCATTCCATCCCCATCGCGGACCATTGCCAATGCCAACCTGCACCACATGGCAACTACCACACCCGGGGCACATGAACGATAAACGGTTATCGCTCGCCTTCTTCACTCGCTCTGTCATTCTTTCCACCTCAACACCTTCGCGCCAGTCGCCCGGATGCGCGGGCAGTTGATGAACCACTCGCCGTCCGATTTAACGTAGCCGGTAGTTTCCCGCCCGGTGTCGGTCATCACCCAGACGCGGGCGAACGAGCGCGGAAGGCCGTGCTTAACTGATTTGTACGTCATCAGCAGCCCCCTACCACCAGGAACAGGCCTACACTGTTACCGGCGCTGATTGGCAACTCTCCGGTGCAACCGCTGGTATCGAGCCTGGCCAGCGAGTCACGCAACCATGTGATGCTGTCGTCACCATATTCAAACGAGCGGGACGCACCAGACGGTGCACCCTGCGATTTGATGCGGCGCGCTCCGGAAGACGTAGCCATAAGCGCGGCGGCATACATCAGGATCAGCTTCGCGGTGCAGTCGTCATACCCTGCGCCATCGAGGCACGGGATAATCTTGTTCACCACGCAGAGGATCGGCTCCAGCAACGCGCCCGGGGTGGAATAACCCAATTCACCGAGGAACGCCTGCACGTCTGCCGCTGTGATTGGGTCAGCCATGGTTATTTCGCCTTCTTGATAGCTTCCGCCAGTGCTGCTTCGGCTTCGTCAGCGCGTTTTGTTTCAGCGTCCAACTTAACTGCGCTTTCCTGCTTCAGTTGCTCAATCACTTCGGCATGCTCTTTATCCTTAGCATCAATTTCAGACCGGGCCTGTTCCAGTTGAGCCAACGCCTCATTGAGTTTTGACTGCAAATCGGATGCACTGGATGCCACAGGCGCAGAAGGTGTCGCCACTTCAAAGACGAGCTTTTCACCCTTCTTCTCGGTGGATTTCTCTACCTTGCCCTGCTCAATCCACTTTTCAGCGATCGAGTCATCGACATCATAAACCTGTCCAGCCTCCAGCTTTTGAAGGCTGGCACCGGCAAAGAGGTTTGCTACCAATACCTTTACGAGTGCCATGTTGTTTCCTTAGCTTGAAGCGTGAATAACAGAGTAGTGACCGTTGATGTCCTGCTTGACCATCAGGCCAGCAGCACCCCAGGTGCGCCATACGTAATCTGAGTTATAGTGCAGACGCGGATCGGCAACAGTACCGAATGCCTGACCGACGATAGGAGCAATCACGCCAGCCTGAAGCGGTACGATTACGATTTCGTTTCCGGTCAGCTCAGCATCTTCTTTGATTGCCGCGATGCCTGACAGTTTGGAGATCTCTTCCAGCACAGTGCGGAGCGAGTTCACATCGAAATACTGTTCCCAGTTGGACATGATTTCGCTGGAGACGTACCACGTCTGCTGGCCGTACTGCATGTTTTGCAGCTTAAGGACGTCACGCAGGGCGATCGCCGCGGCACGCATGGCTTTCGGGTCGGTGCTGGTTGCGAAGTTAACAGTCAGTGTTACCTGCGCCACACGCTCATCGTGACGTAAACCCTTCCAGGTCTTGTCATCGAATTTGATGTAGTTACCGGCTGCATCGCGGAAGCCTTCCCAGATGTAGTCCACATACTGGCGACGCACATCATCAACAGATCCGGCCTGAGCATCAGCCAGGGATGAGAGCGCGGAGCCTTTGTTGAATACCGGGTCACGCCAGTTGAACTTAAAGCCGCTGTCGTGGATCGGCACCATGGTGCCATCAAAGGTGTAAGACTTCGCATCCAGCGCAGCACCAATCTGACCGGACATGGAAGTGTGCGCCCAGCCACGGCCGCCGGTGCGAGCGTATTCGTACACTGACTCTTCCAGGCGAACAGAGCGAGACAGCGGCATCAGGTCGTTCAGCAGAGTGAATTCGGTATTCGGTTCGAATTGCTTCAGCACGGTCTGGTCATAGGCCTTGTACAGACGGCGGATATCGTCGACTGCGTTTACTGCGTCCAGTACAGGGGCATTTGCCGCTTCACCGCGAACACGGGTACGAGCAATAAAGTCTGCCACGGCCTGAGCGCTGGAATTACGAGCGAACGTCAGTTCATTGAACTGAGCCATGTTGGCTTCGAGGTTCCCGGTTTCGGTCGCCTGCTTAGTGGAGAATACAAACATTCAGGTGCTCCTTATTTAATGACCACGCGCAGGAGGTCACCTGCCGTTGCAATGGTGTATGAGCGGTCTTCTTCTACGTAGCAGCGGACCGATTCATCAGTGCCGACAGCTTTAACGCGGCCGTTGGCAACAGAGAGCGGCTGCCCTTTTGTGTAAGTGCCTGCTGCGGCGGGAACGTTGAAGAAAACGCCAGGGGTTGGGTGGAAAGCAACAACCCAGTCGCCAGCCTTGATGACGTCGTCTACGGTTTTGCAACGCAGGTAGTCATAGTTGGCTACGTAGAGGATCGCGGCTTCATTACCATCCACGGAGGCGGTGAATTTCTTCGTGGTGTTGTCGAAGAAACCAATCGTACCTGGAGGCGTATCAGCGGCTGCAGCACCTTCACGGTGAAGCTGTGGGTTTGAGAAGATACCGCCCGCATGAATTACGTGTTTTCCGTCTTTAGCCATTTTTTACTCCGGCATTACGCTGACTGATTGGGTGTTGGTTGCCTGGCGGAATGCACCGTTCAGGCCGAAGGAGGTCTGGCACTTGGCGTACATAGCGTCGAGGGCCTTGCCATCCAGATCTGCGACTTCTTCATCGCTCATGTTCATCGCCAGCTTCACAGCCGCGCGCTTTTCGCCTTTCTCTTTGTCGGCGTTCGCGTTCAAGCTGTTGAAAACGACGTCCACGCGATCGGCGAGTTTCTGAGCCCACGCTGGCATCTCTTCGTTATTGGTGGCCTGCTCTTTTTTCTTGGGCTTGCCGGTTTCAGGGTCGATTTCTTCATCGCCTTTTTTCTTGGCGGTGGCTTCTTCGGCCTTCATCTGGTTGTATGCGTCCATCAGCTCGGCGTCGGACTTGCCTTCGGTCGGCTTACCAGCGGCTTGCAGCGCATTGATAATCAGTTCTTTCATCGGATCGTTCTCTCCGTTGGTTTTAATCTCGTACTCAGGTTGTTTGCGCACGACTTCTACAGGTTCGCCGACGAATTGGGCCTTGCCGTCATCGTCGATGATGTACTTCTGTTTGAAATAACGGGAATCATCCCGGTATACGAAGGTGTCAGGCCATACCGACTCTGGCCAAAGCCAGTTGTCATCAGATCGACCCTCTCGCAGCTTTTCACTGATTGCGCGCTGGATGTCGTCGAAGGAAAAGTTGGAGGCATTGGTAAAGAAGAATTTGGTTTTGTTGATCAGGCCATCGCGGGTGCAGTCGATTCCGTCAGCCAGGCGGGCAACTTCGATCTGCTGCTCATCACCTTCTGAGTTAACGAAGATGCCCACGCCCTCCTCCGGCGTACCGGCGCCGGGCTCATCAAGCAACACCGCCACATGGTCAAACATCATGTTTGTGGCGATCTCGTTGTACTTCTTGCCCTTCGATTCACCATTAGCAGCGATGCCGGAATAGAGCAGGCCTGTGGAGATGTGGATAGGGTCGGAGTTGATACCGGCCAGCATCTCATCCAGGCGGTTAATCAGACGCTTACCTTTCTCGCTGGATTCGGCGTACTGGCGGTTAACGTACATATCACCCGTCACTTTGCCGTCTTTGTGGCTGACGTTCTGTAGCCATGCACCGACGTGGTACTCGTTCACCGCCCGGACATCGCGCGCCGACACATGCTTGCCGTCCACTTTCGGGTGGCCCAGCGGCATCGGGTTACGCTCGAGCGTGTTGTAGGCCTTTTCGATTTCTGCTGCCGGGTACAACTTCCGGTTCATCACAATATCGTCCACGACAGGCGTGATGCCGCGAACCACGATATGTGGCTTGCCGTCGATGGTGTCAGTGGTGATGTTTGAAGCGGAGTTGACGACGGTCAGCACGTTAACGCGGTTGCGTTTCATGCTGGGTCCTCGTTGGTGGATTTCAGGCAATAAAAAAGGCCGCCGTTGCGACCCTATGAAAGCTGTTATGTATCAAATAAACATTTCTTTGTACGGAAGGATAAACTTCTCCTTAAATTCAGCTTCATCTAATTCATTTGTTGGAGCAAAACAGAAAACCAATTCGACCATTGCATCCGAGAGCTCTCGTCGAACAGTTCTACTTTCAACAAGCATTTTGTAATACACGTTGAACTTAGTGTTAAACGCACTCGACACAGTCTCTAGATAGGCATGGACTTCTTTCTGGTAACCCGTTACAGAAAAAGATCGCTGTGTTTCTACCATGTCGCCCTCAGCAGGGCCGAATGGGATTACTTCAATGCCTTCTTCGAAATATTGATACTGAAGACTCATAGACAACTCCATGTATTAGCAGAATTAATTAACATCAATACTCTGCCATGCCTTGCGTTCTTTCTCCAGCTTATCAGCCAATCCTTCGTTGAATATGCTGCCGTCTTCGTTGAGCAGTACCGGGATCTGGCTGCAATAGCAGTTATACCGATTGCCGTTATCTGCGTAGAAGTCCCGCACCTCTTCGGTGGTATAGACCTTCCCGTGACGGCTGGCGTGCCACGTGCGCGTCGTAGGTTTGAGCGCTGACAACCACAGTAGGCCGGTATTCAGCCCCAGCCGGTCAGCGGCCCAGTCCGTTTCATTCCATTGTGCCTGCCGCAGCGCGCCAACCTGCTCAGTCTGAGCGATGGTCTTCGCCTTCGACATGCTGACATCGAGGCGCTTGCTGATGACGCTGGCCGTTTCGCGTGGATTCACGCCGCGAGCCACCGCATCGGTGATGATGTTGGTCAGGTCGCTTCGGGCGGTGTCCCTGATGACCTTCCAGTCACTGAACGTTGTCAGCCTGGCCGCCGATATCTGATTAAGATAACCGGGGCTGCTTAAAAGCTGCTGTAGCGTCGTCTGGCTGGCGTACACCTGCGACTGCTGCGAGAGGTTGTTGAAGGCTTCCAGCTTGCCACGCTGTGCTTCTGCGACGACGTAATCCATCGCCCAGAGGTTTTGTTCACCACCTTCCAGCAGGTAATCGTCGAGAATGCCCTGCACCGCTTCGAGAAGGTCAGCCAATTCCTGCGCCGACATGTCGTAGATGAACTTTCCGGCGTTGACCTGGTAGAGCCGCATATCCTCGCCGTGGTAGTGGCAAAGTAAGTGCCAGTTATGGCTGTTCACCTCTCGCTCTCGACCGGTCAGGCGCTGATCGAACAGTGCTTTCAACGCTACCTTTATCGCGTAATACCTATCCACAATGTCGCGCTCCATCCTGCTGACGGACTTCCGCGACATTGTGGGGTCAACTTTCGACCGTGGTATCACCGGACTTTTCGGCTTCTGATTCTGGGTCGGCCAGTGGATCAGGCTTTGGCTGGTTGCCATCTGGCGGCACCTCATCATCAAGTTCAGGCAGGGCTTGCAGTTCGCCCGCCGCGCGTATCTCGTTTTCGGTGATTGCTGAGCGGCCAAACGCGTTCGTCGACTTCACGGCCACGTCCGCGAGCTTGTCCATGTTGGCAATCTTCTCTGCCTGACTCGGCGCCAGTAGATCGGACCATCCCACTGTAACTTCTTCGCCGCTGGCTGGAGGAATGAAACCAAGCGTCCAGAAGCGGGTAACCACCTCAGTGATTACTTCGGTCAGGAAGCCATTGCGTCGGCTCATACGGGTTTTGGCCCAGTCCTTCGCATCTTCCGTGCTGGCCCTTTCTCCTGTCTGCATGCCCACCAGCACCTTCACCGGGATCGGCACTGTGGAGCAGAACTCATTGAGCGCAGTCCGCCATGTTGGCTCCGGGTCGGCAACTGCCACGGAAAGCACGCTGGTATCGCCCTCCTGCATGATGACGGCGCTATCTGTGCTGTCATTCAGGCGACGAACCTGGTCATCCATCCCTTCAGAGAGTTGCGCCTCGCTAACGCCAAGTGCTCTTGCCAGCTGCGCAAAACTTGTCTTTGCGCTGAAGTTAAAATTGAGCTGCCGACTGGCATTCTTCAGGAACCCCTCCGCCGCGCCGCCTGATACCTTCTCAAGATCCATCAGCTTGTTGAAGCCCTCTTCCAGCAGAGACTCGCCGGAATCCAGTCTTCCATCATCTGAACCTTCCGCCAGGATGATGACGCGATCAGGATGAACGTTGATGATTCGCCCGGGCTGGCCACTGCGTTGCTGCTGAACCGGTATCTCGGTAAACGAGTACATGCTAACAGCACCGTAGTCCTCGCTGTTCTGGTCCTCGTTATAACTGACAGGGTCGAGCTGAGCCTCCCAGACCGGGATTAGCCTGACGAGCGCCCTTTCTTGGAGTCTGCCGACCATCGCCTTATCGACAGGTTGCCACCAGGACTTACTGTCTTTAACCTGGATGAGCAGCGCTGAGTAACGGCCCACTAGGTTACGTTTGTCAGCGCCCTTAATCTGCTTCCAGCAGCGTTTAAGCAGCTTATTGACCCTCTTATCCCATGGTGTCTGCTGTGTGGCATCCTTAGTCTGGTCGCCTTCGTAAACGTCCGGGTAATCCTCCCAGCAGCCATCAACCATGCGCGCCACTGCGGCGCCAGCTATGGCATTGCGGCGGTACGCCCGGTAAAAGTCATCGAAGCAGAGATCCTGCGGGTACCCAAACTCCTGATACAGGCGCTTACGCTTGGTATTACTGGTGCCATTGAACAGTGCGTTGACGTAACGCATCCGTTCGCGGTCGATGCTGGCATTCGTGGCGAGTTGTTTATTTTCGCTTTCGTTCACGGTTTCCTCCGTCAGCGCGAGCGCACCAACATGCCGGTTGATTGTGGTTCAGATAATTCGGTGAGCGCGTATACCGCGGCATCAAGACGGTCAGGTGACTTCTTCGCAGTCGATGGTACGTATTCCATAAGCTGGTTCTCTACCTCGTAGAGGCTTCCCCTGTGAGCGACTCGGCCCTGCGCATACAGCGCGGAGATAGGTTCTGCACGTGCGTATTTGCCCTTACTGGCGTGCACGCGAATAATGCGTCCTCCGAACCCGGCATTGCGCAGCGTATCTTCCGCCATATCGCCGCCCTGGTTGGTTTCGATGACGATCGCATCAGCTTCATGTTGCTCGTAGGCCTCAATGGCTTTGGTAGCCCAGCCGTTGGGTGAATACTTCCCGCTGTAATCTGCATCGAGGCTGTATTGCCGCTCATCGCCGGTACCGTAAACACTGGCGACGGCAATGCCTGATTCGTCACTCTCTTCGCTGTTGGTCGCTTGCGGGTCTATCGCCACGACCGTACGGGACAGTTCCTGGGTGATCCGCATCGCGTGTGCGGCGCTGATCATCTCCTCGTTCCACAGCGCCCCCTCCGCGTTGAAGCGTTTCGGGTTCTGCATGTACTGCGCTTCGGCGGTGCGCCGGTGAGAGAACAGGGATACGCGGTGCGATTCGTTATGCTTGAAAGGCCACAGCCATCCATCAGGCAAGCCGTGGTCAATCGGGATAGCGTGAGTGTTTTCCGGATATGTTTCTTCGTAACTGCGGCTGCTATCGATGAGAACAGGCAGATTCAGGTGATGCCATTTCTCACCACTCCCGCCACGCAGCAGATAGCCGCTCAGGTCGTGGTAGTGGATCCGCTGCATGATGACAATCATCGGCGTCGTCTCGATCGCCAGTCGTGATTTGATTGTCTCGTTAAAACGGTTGTTGACCCCGTCGCGGACGATCTCAGAGTAAGCGTCATCAGGCTTTACCGGGTCATCGATAATCAGCGCGCCCTGCCAGCCCGGCTCCATGTGTCCAGCACGAAAGCCGGTAACCTGTCCAGCAGCTGACGACGCATAAACGCCGCCGCCGTGTTCGGTCCACCACATAGCCTTGCTGTCAGCGTCATCGCGTAGCGACATGGGCCACATCGACTGATACGCCTGCGACTTAATCATTCCACGCGCGGTGGAAGAGTTTAGCAGCGCCAGGTTGTGCGAATAGGACAGGTGCATGAAGCGGGCCCGGCAGTTCAGCGCCAGCCCTCGACCCATCATATTGATGGTCGCCAGTTCCGTTTTCGTGTAGCCAGGCGGAACATTGATGATCAGGCGTTGAATCTGACCATCAATGACGCGGTCCAGCGTTTGCTGAATCACCTTGTGGTGAGGCGCGACAATCATCTTTCCGCCGGTGCGCTGCTTGAAGAAGTAGCGAGCGTAATAGAGACCGTCCTCTTCGCATTCAACCTTACGGGCAAATGCCCTTTGCTCAGCAGTCGTCATCCTCCATCATCTCCTGCCGTGCGGATTTGTATTCCTCTTTGCTCATGGTGATCGTCTGGATGGCGCCACCATTCGGGCCGGAATGTTCAAACTTGTGCTTATTGGTGTAGGCGTCGCCGCATTCCTTGGCCGCCTGCTCGATGATCTCTGCCGTAAGCGCGAGGTTCTTCATGCCCTCGGCGCGCGTTGCCATGCGGTCGAGAACTCGAAGGCGGTACGCCTTGTTGGCGATCGGAATATCGGAGATTTCATTCTGGAAGCGTTCGCGGGTGGCATTGAACATGTCCACCCATTTCTGCGCCAGCCCCCTGCCGTTTGCTTTCGTCGGGTCGTGGGATTCGACCTGCTGACGTGTGATGCTCAGGCCAAATTCTTTTTTGACCAGCTCAACCACTTGGGATGGAGTATCGAAGCAGGCAAGAGACTGAACGATGAAGGCTTTGACCTCACCTTTCAGGGTCGCCATGGATTACCTGCCTGTCATAATCAGTCATATTGTTAGGCCAGCTTTAACATGCATGTGCCGCATGACCTGGCTATATCGATGTGAGCCACTTCTGCTGGCGCATTGGCCGCATCAACGAGCTCCTGTACTTCTTTGCTGGCGCCGTATCGACGTACAACACCAGTGAATTCTTCGACGTCGTGGCCGCGTAGTGTAAGCACTGGCTGGCCGGTCTCTTTATTGAACTTAGGCGCGCCGTAATCATCGGTTGCCTGGGCAATGTGGTAAAGCTCATGCTCTACCAGTGCGCAGAACTCGAGGTCACTGCATTGTGAGCAGTAATCAGCCTCCAGCGTGATGATGAACTTCGGAATTCGACCGAACCATTCATGCATCTGCTGTTCCATTCTGGCTTTCTGCCAACCACCGGCGCGTAGCATTACCTGCTCGGCTTGGCCGAGGACATACCGCCCTTTCTTAGCGAACGAATCGGAAGCCCACATGAAGCAGAGGTCAGCCTCTAACAGGTGTTCGTGGTCAGGGTTATGGATGCTTCCGGTATCGCTGAGGATTTGGCGCCTTACCCACTCATGCACTTCATTGGCGGGAATGAGCCGGGTGTATGGCTGCCAGTTGTCGGAGGCGA